TGCCGACGGTGAAGGCCATGGCGCCGAAAGCGCCGATGGGGGCGGCTTTCATCAGGATGGCGACGAGGCGGAAGATCGGCGAGGTCAGCGCCTGCAGGAAATCGACGACCGGGCGGCCGCGGTCGCCGACGAGCGCCAGCGCGATGCGGTTAATCCGGCGGCGGTTCTCGATGTATTCGACCGAAACCGTCATCGGCCTGATTGTCATGGTTTTCATGGGAGCCCTCTCGCATCCGTTTCGGAACCCGCCGCGTTCCTGGTCGCGGCGGTGACCGAAGCGGATGGCGATCAGGCCACGCGCCGGGTCGAAATGCGCGAGGCGATGCGGCGGGCCTCGGCGATGTGGTAATCGATCTCTTCATCGCTCAAGCCGAGTTCGGACTTGATGTTCTCGCGCGTGGCGATGTCGCCGAGATCGACGAGGATCTGTGCAAGTTCAAAGGCGCGGTCGCGGACGATGGTGCTGGAATAGGGCTGCTGGGTAGCGGGCTGGGTCTGCATGTCGGTTTCTCCTGAAGCCTCCCGCCTCAGGCGCCCCGCCCGGCCCGCAAGAGTGCAGTGCCGCGGCGGGGAAGCCATCCGGCAGAGGGAGGAGGACCGACCGGACAACACTAAAATCGCGAATATCGCGAAAATGTCAAGCAGGTAATCGCGAATATCGCGATTAACGCCACGAGCACAAAAAAAGCCCCGTGGAAGGGGCTTTGCTTGAAGCGTTGGAATAGAGCTATCTGCGAGCAATATGGCCGCAGATGCGACCGACAATCGTCAAGCGGGAGAGCTCGACCGTGAAGGCTTCGAGGTTCGGGTTGTCAGAAATGATTCGAACCAACGGTGGATCGCTGAACGGCACTCTTTGAAGGCGCTTAATCTGCGGCTCCGTGTATCCGTCACTGATAGCGTACACGGTGTCTGTGATCATGTTCCGCTGCGAAATATCCACAAGGACGCGATCTCCCGGCATGTAGCTCGGCTGCATCGAATCACCGATAACCTCCATCACAACGGTCTCGCTTTGACTAGCTTTGGCCTCCCGAAGGAAGGTTGGCGATAGGAGCCATTCGGCGACAACCTTATGAGCTGAGTAGGAGTGCGCCCCGACCGGCAGAGATACCATATCGCCAACATTCCCCTCACCGGCACCCAGGCGCACATCGACCTCCGGCAGCGAGCCCGCAACCTTGGGGGTCCAAATTCCGTCGCCGTACCCTTGATCTTCGTCTGGGTCGAATGAAGAAATGAAGGATGTAGATCCATGGCCCGTTCGCGTGTCATCGACGGGATCTATGAAGCTCGGAAGGTTGACGCCGAAAAACTTAGCCATTCGAATGACTTCGCTTCCCTTGATTTCCCGGCTTTCCTTCGTCGGATCTTTGTTGAGCATCCTTGTGATCACGTCGGCGCCGACGCCAAGGTACTCCGCGAGCTTTGCTTTCGCTCCGCGCCCATCGCGATCCAACTGGTGTTGCAGCCAGTCGCGTAAATCGTCTCGTGTGTTCCTCATGTCTAGATTTTCGCGAACTTCCGCGAAATTGATATCGCGTTTATCGCGAATTTTCGTTGACATTAATTCGCGATTATCGCAAGCATTCACCATGCGCTTAGATCCTGCAATGACAGTTGTTGAGTTTTTGGGTGGTCCACGCGAGGTATCAGGCCTCGTAGGGAAGCACATTTCGCGCGTCTATCGATGGATGAAACCGTCGGATGCCGGCGGTATGGACGGTGTCATTCCGGCAAAGGATCAGCGGAAGCTGCTTCATTATGCGCAGCAAGTTGGAGCCGATCTGCGGCCAGAAGATTTTTTTGCCAGTGATCGACTGCGAAAAGTTTTGGTCTCCGCCAAGGAGGCTGCATGACGACGTTCCCGCGCGGGCACTCTGTGTTTCTCCGCGCCACCTCGCGCCGGGCTGGCGGACCTTCACCGTCCGGCGCGCTTTCTTTTGGCAGGGTGGGCAAGTCCGGTCCAAGCCGCGTGGCTCATAACCACGATATCGCAGGTTCGAATCCTGCCCCTGCAACCAGTTTGTGTTTTGTCCAGGCATCCGGCCCTCCGTGATCTGATGCCGGGACAATAGCTGCGCCCGCGCGGCTTTCACGGAATCCATTCAGTCCGTCTTTTTCCTTGACCGCTTTTCAGGGGTGTTTTCGTGCGTGCAATTTCTGACATCGATGCAGGTATCATCAAGGCGGCGACCGCCGCGGCCTACGAGGCAATGGGCGGTGTGAAGCGCGCGGCGGAAGCCTTGGGCGTCGGCTCTTCGACACTGACGAAGTATGCCTCTCCCGGCGAGGAATGGACCGAGAGTTTCATTCGCCTCGATCTCGCGGTCGAGCTCGACCGGCGGACCGGTCACCCTTTCCTGCTCGAAGCCATGACCAGGATCGTTAAGAGCGAACCGGTGAAGAGCTTCGGCGAACTGACGGCGGCGGCGATCCTACGGCTGGACGGCGTGCTCGACGATGTCGTGCGTGAAGTGGTGCAGGCGATCGAGGACAATCATGTCGATGCCGGCGAACGCCTGGCGGTGCGCGAGCGGATCATCGCGGCGCAGAGCATTCTGGGGCGGCTCGATTCCCTGATGGCGGGGATCGGCTGATGGCGGCGGATCACAAGATTTCGGATAGCGGCGACGAGGCTGCCAAGGCGCTGACGATGGCGGCGGCCAAATGCATCGACGCCGGGCTGACCGATGAGCAGGCGGGCAACGGGCTGCAGGCATCGCTGCGTAGCCTGCGTGCGCGGCTCAAGCGGGCGAAGGTGAACTGATGCAGATGGTCACCGATCCTCCGATCGGCCGCGATGGCCGCCGCCTTCTTCACCGGGCTCTCCTGTTCATCAGCCAGAACGGGCGGGCCTATCCGCTTGCATTGGCGGCGGACATTGCGGGAGCCGAGCGCGCTGTCGCCGGCGGATACGCCCGGCGCGACCGGAGCGACAGGCATTTCGTGTGGGTGACCAAGAAGGGCGAGGCCTGTCTCGACCGTTTGATGAGGGTTGAGTGATGGAAGTAGCAATCGTAATGCCTTCAGAACTTGTTGCCTCCGTCGAGTTGGCGAGAGCGCTTCTCGATGCAGGTGATGTCGAGCGCGCGTTGAAGGTGTCCTCCGTAGCCTACGATCAAGCGAAGGCGGCGGCCATCTCAGCCGATCGCGTTAAGGCATCTCGTGAACTCGTCGAAAAGGCCAGACGGCTGCAAGGCGAGGCTTTGAAGATAGAAAGCCTGTGCTCAATAGCGATGGCCGACGCCGTTGATGAAGGTCAGGCAAAAGGAGAGGTTAGGGCTAGAGGGCGGCAGCCTGCAGGCCTGTCCGGTGGCGCCACTCTTGATGAGCTCGGCGTGAGCAGCAAAAGACTTTCTGAGGCTAGACAACTCAGGAATGCCGTAAAAAAGGATTCCTCATTCATAGAACGGGTGATCGAAGATCGATTAGCTCAGGGGCTGGAGCCTTCAAGAGCATCACTGCGTTCGATTGCTGGTCGCAAAAGCCCCAAGGAACGCGGCGCCGACGAGATTTTGGCGGACAGCGTGGCTCTCCCAAGCGGAGAAATCGTAAGCGATTTGGCATGGTACGAATTGCCCGTATTGATCCGGCAGTATCGGCAGAGTGCTGAAATACTTGAGGCAATTAGTCGTCACTGTATTCCGCCTGACGATCATCTGAAGGTCAGCGAAATCATTACGGCCTCGATGCTGAGGCGCTTCGTCGAGGAGCGCTCAGATGGTTGACGAAGAAATCTACAGCCGCGCCGTCATCATTACCCGCGCTGCCGGAAAGGTCTCGGCGTCGTTCCTGCAGCGGCGGCTGACGATCGGCTATAACGCTGCCTGCGGTCTCGTCGAGCGCATGGAGGCTGAAGGCCTCGTCGGCGGTGCGGACGCGGCAGGAAAGCGGGTCTTGCTTGGCGCGGCTCTGGCGCCGGTTGCCGCTTCTGACAACTCGGAGCTTGTGGTCTCGATCGAGACGGCGCGCGCGCTGCTGGACGCTGGCGATGTCGAGCGGGCGCTGAAGCTTTCGTCGGTCGCCTATGACCAGGCCAAGGCCGGAGCGGCGTCGGCCGACCGCGTCAAGGCATCGCGCGAGCTCGTCGACAAAGCGCGGCGCATGCAAGGCGAAGCGCTGAAGATCGAAAGCCTTTGCTATGTCGCGATGGCGGATGCCGTCGATCAAGCGCAGGCGAAAGGCGAGATTGCACGACAGGGGCGACCGAAAAATGTTTCAGACGAAAACGTTTTTTCGCTCGACGAGGTCGGCGTTGATCGCCAGCAACTGCACGCCGCTCGAAATATTCGCAATGCGGTTCGCAAGGAACCGGAATTTATCGAGCGTGTCGTAGAGGCGCGTCTCGCAGAAGGGCTGGAGCCAAGCCGGGCGGCGCTGAAGAAGGCGGCCGGACATGCGATCGGCACGAAGGCTGCGACGAAAGACGAGCGTGGTGACCAGCTTTACGAGACGCCGGATGTGGCGACGCGGTCGCTACTGGCGCTCGAAAGCTTTACCGGGATCGTGAAAGAGCCGGCAGTCGGCCGCGGCGCCATCCTCACCGTTCTCGAAGAAGCTGGATACGAGGCTATCATTTCCGATCTTCGAGATCGCGGCGTCGCGACCCGGCACGGCGAGCTGCAGCAGGTGGGCGACTTCCTGCAGTCGGCGCCGGGTGGCACCGTTGGATATGACATCTTCACCAACCCGCCCTATGGCGATCTCGCCAACGCCTTCCTGGCGCATGCGCTGAAGGTACACCAGCCGCGCAAGATGGCGGCGCTGCTGAACCTCAACTTCATGTGCGGCTTCGACGATCCCGACCGGGTCTTCCTAATGCAGGACAATCCGCCGAGCCGCGTTTACGTCTTCTCCCGTCGCCTGCCGATGATGCATCGCGACGGATGGGATGGACCGAAGGCGAGCAGCCAGATGAACACGGCGTGGTTCGTCTGGGAGCGGAACGACGACGGCAGCTATGGTCGGGGCAACGGCGCCTTCGATACGATCCGGATCGACTGGGAGCACTACAGCAAGCTGCCGCCGCTCGCGCCTGGCGCCGGCGGCCATGTCGGGCCGATGGTGTTCGAAGACACCGAAGATTTCACGCGCGAGACGCCGCGCAAGAGCCTCGACGAACGGATCGCGGAAGCACGCGACCTTGCAGTCGAATGGATCGGTTCGCGGATGTACTTCGAAGATCCCACTTTCGATTCCATCGAGCTTCGCAGAGGCGTAGGCGTTCGGCCAACCACCGCAGACGCGTTGCTGGCCATACTTCTTGATGAAGGCGCTGTAGAGGAGCTTTCCGCGCTCGATCAGCCGGGACGATATCGCGGCCGGTGGTCAAACGGGAGGGCTGCGGCATGACCCCTGATTTCTCACCTGCGATGCTGAAGCGCTTCTTGCGCGCTCGCGCCGATATCGCCGGGTTCAAGGCGATCTTTCCGTCCGAGCTGTCGAGCGCCCGCAAGGTGCGCAAGACGTTCAACGCGGCGCTGAAGGAAGAGCGCGCGGCGATATCGCGCCGAGCCGGGGTCAGCGACGAGCAGTTCGATCTTGCCTGGCAGGGCAGGCTTTCGACGGCGGACCCGCGCCGGCGGATCTGGATCGCGCTGAACGCGGACCCGGAATTTCACGGCGTGCGCCTGCTCGACAAGGGAAAGCAGGAGGAAGGTCGATGACGGGGCTTCAGAACGGCCATAACCCCGCGCGTGGCGAATATGACTACCGTTCCTTCGCGCAAGCGCTGAAGCGGAAATATTACGACAATCCGACACTGGCTATGCGGCCTCTGGCGGTGACGATCGGCGTCACGGTTTCCGATCTTTCGCGGGCTATGGGCGGGCAGATGGTGTCGGTCGGCAAGGTGATCGCGCTATGCCGCTGGCTGGATGTTCCAGTTGATCACTTCTACATCGAGCCGGAAATAGACGGCAAATCAACATGTTTCACCGGATCAAACGTGAAACACGGTGGCCGAGAGGTGCGCTCTTGAGTGATCTCCTGCCGATCGTCGAGTTGTTGGCAGACGCGTCCAGCCACGAAGAGCGGGCGGCCTGGCTGTTTGCCTGCCCGCTCGGCGTCATCCACCGCGAGCATATGGCGATCCGGCGGCTGCTGCAGAAGACAGGGCTGATCGCAGGCGTTGCGTATCTCGAATCTGTTCTTTCCATGACGAACGCCCGGCGCCTGCCGGACGGGCAATTTCCATACACAATCATGCTGCAGGTGCATGTCGCCTCGCAGGATTTGCGAGGCGCAGTGGCGGCTGCGTGCGAGGGGGTCTCAGGGGCGGCATGACACAGGTAGTTCCACATTACCGCCTGTCGATCATTCCAGGCTGGATCGTGACAGATCCTCGGCTGAAGGGGAAAGATCTACAGGTGCTTTGCCTGCTTGGCAGGCATACGAGCAGCAAAGACGGATGGTGCCGGCGAAGCCAAGTGAAGATGGCTGGCGAGCTATCCTGCTCGCGCTCAACCATTCAGGCCTCGCTCGACCGGCTTGCGGAAATGGCCGTCATAGAAAAGCGGATCGTCGCATCGCCTGATGGTCGCGATAGCGCGCATCGATATCGCGTGATCTACGATCGCGATCCGGAAAGCTTTGCAAATACTGCATGGGATGACGAAGACGGCGAGGAAAATGATCCTACTTATCCGGCCGATATCGACACCCCCCCTGCCGATATACCGGCAGGGGGTGCCGACTCTGGACCGGCACCCCCTGCCGACTCTGGACCGGCACCTATTAACCACTCCAACCTAACCACTCCCCTTAACCGAGAAGAGAGAGAGCGCGAGCGCGATTTTGAAGGGGAAGAAGATAGGAAGGCGGTAGAGCGTGAATTCAAACGGTTCTTCATCGGTTGGAAGACCGCCATCAGCGACAGCGAGCCGGAAGCGCGTGGCTGCTGGCAGACATTGACGGCGGAAGAGCGGTCTGCGGCGCTGGAGCGCTCGGCGCAGTATCAGGACGCGGCGCTGTCCACGGGTCGTAAGCACCTCTGCTCGGCGGCGCGGTATCTGAAGGAAAAGCGCTGGGAGAAGCTGCAGGCGCTAAACGTCCAGGCGCAGGCATCGGCCGCGCCGGAAGCCTATACGGCCTATTCCAGGGCCGGCCGTGGGCTGTTGTTCTCAGAGCTGCTGCGCCCGCAACGCTATCTTCAGCTCACGCCGCTTGAGCAGACGATCATCGAAAGTAAGCCTGAGAAGTACGACATCATCTGGCGTGACAAGCGTGAAAAGCAGGGCTGGCCTGAAGCGGCCAAGCTGATCGAGATCACGATGCAGCGCAAGCGGTTCAATGTTCCTTCTCGGATTGTCGAGCGTTGCCAGGACTTCGAGAAAGTGCGTGTCGGAAGCGCTGAATGGGAAGCTTGGAGGGAGCTTCACCATCGTCGTTTCTGGCCGTGGCTGCCTGCACCGGACAAGCTTGAATGGATGCAGTTCCCACCACTGCCAGCGGATATGGACGCGGATCTCGACACGCTCGTCGAGGAGGCATTGGCAAGGTTTCAGGCGAAGATTGAGGTTCGGGGCAATGATGATGCAGCATAATAAGTTCGACGGCGTGCCGATCGCGTCTGGATCTGGAGAGCGGTTCGAGGACCGGATGCGCCGAATCAGGATCGATCTCCTGAGCTATGCCCAACATCGAGCATCCGATGATTCGCCATGGTTTGCGGCTCGCGTTATGTCGGGTCGCGAAATAGCTGTGAAAAAAGCATTGGACAGCGCATCTGTCGAGGCGTGCGTGCCCATGCGAAAAGGACCCGAATATAGGCGCCGCGGTCGCATTATCCCGGCGACGATGATCCCGGTAATGACAAGCTATGTGCTTGTTCGCTTTCAGTATGACGAGCGGGCGTTCATCAGCCTCAGGAGCTTCGAGCATGTGCATGGCATTCTCTCCAGCCCCGAAGGTCCGCACCCGATTGGGCACTCGGAAGTGAAAAGATTCAATGCTTTGGCTGATGGCGGGAAGCTCGATTGGGAGCGTCAAACCGTCGTGTTCAGGAAAGGGGAAACAGTGCGTATATCTGATGGACCATTTGCATCTTTCAACGGCGAAGTCATATCCTGCCGCAATGACGGCAAAGGCGATGCTGTCGTTGAGATCAATATGTTCTCCGGAAAGGTGCCGGCTCTTTTGCCTCTTGCAATCCTTCAGAAGGTATGACTACAAATCTGCCCACGGATGATCCGATGATCCCGTAGTGAGCCCCTGAGAACGCCGTAGCAGGTGGGAACGAAAGTTCCGGGGTCGGTACACCGGTCGGACCCCGCCTTGACAGCTTCACCTGCGAAGCACCGATTCAAGGCCAGTGCGCAAGCTATGACCAGATGAATGACGAGGCGGCCTAACGGTCGCCTTTGTTGCATCTAGAGATATGGGCAAGCTGAAATCTCTACAGCCTCGACTGAAGACGCTCGGGTCTCGCCTCTCTCAGATAGCGCCGGCCAACAGGCAGGAAGCTGAAGCGATCCGACATCGCGAGCGTGATCAGAACCTCGAACATCGCAAGTGGTACAAGACCAGCCGTTGGCAGAAGCTGCGAGAACAGGTGCTGGTGCGAGATGCATACATCTGCCAGCGCACTGGCGTCCTCTGCATCGGCAAGCACCCAGCGCCGAACAGTCCGGTGGCTGACCACAAGACGCCGCACCATGGTGACGAGCGTTTGTTCTGGGATATCGAGAACCTCCACTGCGTCAGCAAGGCCTACCACGACAGCGAGAAGCAGAAGCAGGAGAGGTCCGGTGGCTGGTGAGCTGAGGCCGCTGTGCGTCTACTGCGAAGAAGTGGGATGCGATCTCGTCCTTAACTTCGACGACGTTGATCCTGGTCGGGAAGAGATGCCCGTTTGCAATGACTGCCTCAAGTTGATGTTCGAGAAGGCCTTCAGTCCGGAAGGATCGGAGACCGAAGGCGCGACCGTCCATTAGGGGGGGGGTCGAAAGTCTGGAAGGCCTCCGACCCCTAGACCCGCGCCCCTCTCACGCAGAGATTTTATTTCCGCCATGGACGAGAAAAACGACCAGACAGACGAGAATGCGGTGGAACTTGATCTGTTCGGTCGGCCGATAGAGGCTCTCAAAGATCGTCGCGGACGGCCCTCTTATGCAAAGTCGAAGGAAAATCAGGAACTTGTAACAGTCCTGCGTTGCGCGAACTGGAGTCATGAGCGCATTTCCCGCTACATTGGTTGTGACGAAAAGACCCTGCGTAAACATTTTTCCCGTGAGCTGGATGCAGGCGCAGACATCGTGGAAGCCGAAGCTTTGATGGTTACCTATCAGAAAATGCGTCAGGGCAACTCGGTTGCCACTGGTCGCATCCTTGATCTTGCTGACAAGGCGCAACTTGCTACGCCTCAGCGTCGGTCCGTTCCAGCGCCAAAGGCTGAGCGGCTCGGTAAAAAAGCACAACTGGAGCAAGACGCTCAAACTGGCCATCGCGATAGCGGGTGGAGTGAACTTCTCCAATGAGCGTGGCATTAAACCCTGCCGAAATGACACCGGAATGGAGCTTTGCTTGTCCCGACTGGTTCGACCGGTTGCAGCGTGGCGCTTCGATCATACCGGACCTTCCCCTTGACCAGGAGAAAGCTGAGCGTGGCCTTCGCATCTTCGAGAAGCTGCGAGTGCCGGATATCGACGACAAGCCTACCCTAGGGGAGGCATGCGGGCCTTGGTTCAAGGACATCGTTCGAACTGTGTTCGGTAGTGTCGACGATGATGGCGTGAGGCATGTCTCGGAGATTTTCGCTCTTGTCGGCAAAAAGAACTCCAAGACCACGTATTCGGGCGGCCTGATCGTAACCTGCCTGCTTGCTAACAAGATTCCTCGCGCCGAAATTCTTTTCGTGGGTCCGACGCAAGAAATCGCCGATGCGGCTTTCCAACAAGCAGTCGGTATGATCGAGGACGACGAGGAGGGCTATCTTCAGAAGCGCTTCCATATTCAGGACCACAAGAAGGTCATTCGCGATCGAGTGACGAAGGCGTTCATCAAGATCAAAACCTTCGACATGAAAGTAATGACCGGCTCCAAGCCAGTGATCGTTTTGCTCGACGAGCTCCACATTATGGGGAGTATAAGCTACGCAACTCGTGTCATCCGTCAGATCCGTGGCGCCTTGGTGCGTCGACGCGACAGCCTGTTCATCATCATCTCTACTCAGAGCGATGAAGAGCCTGCCGGCGCGTTCAAGTCCGAACTGGAATACGCTCGGGGCGTACGAGACGGAAGAATTACCGGCAACATCCGGATGCTTCCGATCCTGTACGAGTTTCCGGAGGCGATGCAGGTAGATGAGGAAAAGCCGTGGATGGATCCTCGGCATTGGCATCTGGTTATGCCGAACCTCGGACGCTCTCTTCACCTCGACAGCATGATTGCTGACTTCGAGGCGGAGAAGGAAAAGGGCGACGAGGCAATTCAGATATGGGCATCGCAGCATCTGAACGTTCAGGTTGGTTTGGCATTGCATGGAGGCCGCTGGATTGGTGCGGACTACTGGCCCGCCGCATCTGATACGCGGATCACCATCGATTTTCTTCTTTCGGTTTGCGATTGCATCGTCGCAGGAATCGACGGCGGAGGTCTGGACGACCTCCTCGGCCTTACCCTTCTTGGTCGACATCGGACAACGCGTCAGTGGCTTTGGTGGTCAAAGGCATGGGCGCAGCCTGATGTCCTTCGGCTGCGAAAGGAGATCGCTGAGCGCCTCAACGACTTTGCCAGAGACGGCGATTTGGTCGTCTGCAAGACGCCAACTCAAGACATTGAAGAAGTGGCAGCCATTCTTGAGCGCGTGTGGGCTGATGGGATGATGCCTGAGAAAGGTGCGATCGGCCTCGATCCGCAGGGAGTGGCCGCGATGGTGGATGCGATAACTGGTAAGGGGATTCCAGATGAGGCGTTGGTAGCCGTTTCCCAGGGCTTTCGCCTGTCTGGCGCCATCTGGGGCGCCGAGAGAAAGCTGAAGGATGGCACGATGAAGCATTGTGGCTCCAAGTTGTTGTCTTGGTGCGTCAGTAACGCGAAGGCTCAACAGGCCGGAAATGCCATCATCATCACCAAGCAGGTCGCCGGAAAGGCCAAGATCGACCCGGTCATTTCCGGGTTCAACGCAATCTCCTTGATGAGCCGCAACCCGGAAGCGATCGGGAGTACGGGTGATCTCGGTGAATTCCTCAAAAACGCGGTGATGGCCTGATGGCTTTTTGGTCCAACTGGTTTAGCGGTCGTTTCCTCACGGCCCGCGATGAAGAGCTTTACCGTCTTCTTGGCGCTGGCGAAAACTGGGCGGGCGAACGGGTCACGGCTCAGGGTGCAATGAACCTTTCGGCGTACTGGGCGGCCACTCGCATCACCGCGCAGACCGTTGCCAGCTTGTCGTTCGACGTCATGGAACGCACCAAGGATGGTGTGAAGGTCAGAGCGCCGGATCACTGGCTCCAGGAACTCATCGATAACAGCCCCAATGCCGATCAGACCAGCATCGAGTTCTGGGAAGGTCGCGTTCTTGGCCTTTGCACCTCAGGCAACGGCTTCGCTGAAAAGGCATTCTCCGGCAAGAAGCTGGTCGCCTTGAACCGAATGCCTGCCGATACGCGGGTGTATCGCAACAGCGACGACGAGCTTGAATACAAATTCTTCGACCGCGGCAAGGAGGAAATCCTTCCCGAAGCGAAGGTCTTTCATATCAAGGCATTTGGCGATGGCGATGTTGGCCTGTCGCCTGTGGCCTATGCCCGGCAGACGCTGAGCCTCGCGATTGCGACCGAACGAGCAGTGGGGCAGGCCTTCTCAAAGGGCATCCGCTCAAAGGGTTTCTTCGTTATGCCGGCGGGCTCCCGTCCATTGACGCCCGAGCAGCGAAAAGATGCGAAGGCAACGCTCGTCGATGCCAACAGCGGCCCTAATGCGCCATGGGCTGGCATTCTTGAAGGGGGGGTTGATTTCAAGACTGTCAGTCTCTCGATGAGAGATGCCGAAATGATCATGAACCGTCGCTTCAACGTCGAGGAAGTCTGCCGCTGGCTGGGCGTGCCGCCGATCATTATCGGCCACTCCGGCGAAGGTCAGACGATGTGGGGAACTGGTGTCACTGCCGTCATGCAGGCCTGGCTCACCTTCGGTCTGCGCTCGTACCTTAAGCGCATTGAGAAGGCGATCGAGAAGCGTATTTTCACACCGGAAGAGCGTCTGCGGTTCTCGATCAAGATTAACTACGAGGATCTGTTGCGCGGCGACAGCACCGCTCGCGCTGCCTTCTATACCTCTCTTCTCAATGCCGGCGTGATGACCATCAACGAGGTGCGGCGCCTCGAAGGATTGCCGCCTGTCACAGGCGGCGACGTGCCCCGCATGCAGTCGCAGAACGTGCCTATCGACCAGCCAACAAGCAATCTGGGTCATAACGGCGGCCCGCCGATTGGAGAAAACGAATGACGCTCCGCAACCTTCCGGAATTGCATCGCCCTGAAAATGCGAAGTGCTCCTTTGCACTCTCGGAAAAAGCCGTTCAGGCGTGGGTGCCGATGCAGGCGCCGCAGGCGGCTGCGGCTGAGAGCGATGCGACGATCGGTATCTTGGACGTCATCGGTTACGACTGGTGGACCGGTGAAGGCGTGACGGCGAAGCGTGTAGCGGCCGCTCTGCGCAACATTGGGGAAAAGCCCGTGACGGTTCAGATCAACTCGCCTGGCGGTGACTTCTTCGAGGGGGTGACGATCTACAATATGCTGCGGGCGCATCCTGCGAAGGTTACCGTCCAGATCCTCGGGATTGCTGCTTCTGCGGCATCAGTTATCGCTATGGCAGGTGACGAGATCGAGATCGCCAAGCTTGGCTTCATGATGATTCACAACACTCAGTGGGTGGCGGTCGGTGACCGGCACGTTATGCAGGAAACCCACGATATCATGGAAGTGTTCGATACGGCTGTCGCCGAAATGTTTGCTGAGAAGACGGGCGACAAGGTCGATGTCATTTCCAAAATGCTCGATAGCGAAACATGGATGGCCGGACAAAGCGTCGTCGATAAAGGTTTCGCTGACAAGGTCCGGGAGTTCGATACCGAGCAAAGTTCAGGCGGCGCGTCGAACACGAAGCCCGCCCTTTACAGACTCGAGGCCGCGCTCACCTCCGGGCGTCCCCTTCCTCGTTCCGAGCGGCGCAAACTGCTCAAAGAGATCTCCGATGGCATGCCGAGCGCTGCCGCGGATGACGCCATGCCGGGCGCTGGCGACAATGCTGCTGACGATGGCAGCGCACACCTGAACCTCGCTCTCGCGCGCCTGAAACTCGCCAGAGCATAAACCAGCCAACCCAGGAGCCGACCATGGCAGATGATACGAAGGACCTGCTGAAGCAGGTCTCGAACGAACTCGTGCGCGTCAGCGACGAATTCACCAAGAAGGCCGAAGAGGCCATGAAGGAAGTCAAGAACGCAGGCAAGCTGTCCGAGGACACCAAGGGCGTCGTCGATCAGATGGCCGTCAAGCAGACCGAGCTGAGCGGCGTGGTCGAAGAACTGAAGGCGCGCCTCGGCGAAGTCGAGCAGAAGTCAGCCCGTCGCGGCGGCGGCGCAGAGCAGAAGGCAAAAACCGTTGGCGCTCAGCTGATCGAGCATGAAGGCCTGAAGGAATTTGCCAAGAATGGCGTTCAGGCGGGCAAGCGCATCAGCGTGCCAGTAACCAACGCGCTCATCAGCACTGGTGTCGCCGCGGACGTTGTCGAGCCGCAGCGCCTGCCTGGCATCGATACCATGCCCAAGCAGCGTCTGTTCATCCGTGATCTCATCGCGCCCGGCGAGACCGATGCGCCGGCGATCTTTTGGGTTCAGCAGACTGGCTTCACCAACAATGCTGCGGTCGTCGCCGAAAACACCAAGAAGCCGGAGTCGACCATCTCGTTCGACACGAAAATCACGCCGGTTTCGACGATCGCCCATCTGTTCAAGGCGTCGAAGCAGATCCTCGACGACTTCAAGCAGCTCCGCTCCACAGTCGATGTTGAATTGAATTATGGCCTGAAGTTCGCGGAAGAAGGTGAAATCCTCTTCGGCTCCGGCACCGGTGTCCACCTGCACGGTATCGTGCCGCAGGCATCGGCCTACAATCCGGCTTTCAGTGTCGATATGCAGTCTCCGATCGACGACCTGCGTCTTGCAATGCTGCAGACCCAGCTCGCTCGCCTCCCGGCGACTGGCATCGTTCTTCACTTCATCGACTGGGCAAAGATCGAACTCACCAAGGATGCCAACGGTCAGTACATCCTCGCAAACCCGCTGCGCCTGGCATCGCCCACTCTCTGGGGGCTTCCTGTTGTCGCAACTGAGGTGCCGGAATTTGAAGGCGAGTTCCTCGTCGGCGCCTTCCGCACCGCGGCTCAGATCTTCGATCGCGAGGATGCGAACATCGTCATTTCCACCGAAAACAACGACGACTTCGAAAAGAACATGATCACCATCCGCTGCGAAGAACGCCTGGCGCTCGCCGTCAAGCGGCCGGAAGCGTTCGTCACCGGACCGTTCAGCGAGTAATCGCCGGTCTTCCCTCGCATAGGCCGCCGCAGTCAGCGGCGGTCACTTTCCCTCTTGGAGAAGCGAAATGAAACTTCGTGCACTGGCGACCTTTCGCCATGACAGAGGCACCTTTCGGCGCGGTGCGACCGGTGAATTTACGGATGCCGAGGCCAAGGAGTTGATCTCTCGCGGCATTGCTGTCGCATCTGGTCAGGTCGGCAACCCCGGCTCCATCGAAATTGCCGCCAATTGGCAGGACTTCTCGAAGAGCAAGAAAATCGCCCTGGCAAAGAAGATCTCCGGAAAGTCGAAAATGACTGCCGACGAAGCCGAGACGATCATCGCTGAAGATATTTCCAGCCGCGAGCAGTCCGCCTGATCGCCGCCGCCACTCAGATCCACATTTTACCCGATCGAGGAGATCGCCATGCGAAAGCTCAAACTGGCAGTCACAACGGCTGCAGACGGCACAGCCACTGCATTCATGAACAAGGTTTCCGGCAATATCCACAGCGTCCAGTACGTGAAGGACGGCGCCAACGCCTACGCAGACGGCGTCGATTTTACACTCACGGCCGAGTCCACCGGCGAAAGTATCTGGAACGAGGCCAACGTCAACGCCTCGGCTATCCGCTATCCTCGCGCTCCCGTCCACACTCAGGCCGGCGCCGCGGCCCTCTACGCGACCGGCGGAACGGCCGTTCTCGACAAGATCGCGATCAGTAATGAGCGCATCAAGATTGCCGTTTCTCAGGGCGGGAACACCAAGACTGGTTCTTTCGTCGTTCTCGTTGACGCCTGAGGACGGATATCCATGAAGGTCGTGGTCATCACACCGCCTACGCCGATCGTCACCAAGGAAGAGGCGAAAAAGCATCTCATCGTCGAGCACAATGACGACGATGATTTGATTGAGACGCTCATTCAAGCGGCGACGGCATGGATAGATGGCCCGGCCGGCTGGCTGGGACGCGCCCTCGGCGTTCAGGTTCTTGAATGGCAGAGATGCAGTTGGCCTTGCGCCGGCGAAGTGCTGCCGTTCCCGCCCGAGATTGAAGTGATCTCGGTGAAATATATTGATCCCGATGGCGTCGAGCAGAGTTGGCCCGTTCCTACGCCCCTCTATTGGAGCAATCTGCCGCGAATTCGCGGACGGGATGGCGATCTCAAGATCCGTTACCGCGCCGGATATGGAATTCCGCAGGCCGGCAATGCGGGCGTTTTTGAGAACAAAGCTCCTGCGCCAATCAAGGTTGCGATCATGATGCTCGTTGCCCAGTGGTACAAGAACCCGATGTCCGTCTCTGTCGGAGCTGCTGTCGATAACTTGCCGTTCAGTGTCGAGGCGTTGCTGCAGCCGTACAGGGTTTTCCGATAATGGCCGGGCCGGGTGCTGGTCAACTTTACGAGCGCGTTGCGTTCGACCAGCGCGTTGCGCAGCCTGACGGCTACGGCAATGAGCAGGAACAGTTCGTCCATCAGTTCGAGCGACGTGCCGGCTTTACGTTCTTGCGCGGCGGCGAAGCTGTTATTGCTTCTCGACTCGAAGGCCGTCAGCCGATCGTCGTTCGCGTGCGGCGTGATAGCGATACGCTGAAAATCGAGCCGGATTGGCGCATGCGCAACGCTCGCGATGGCACATGGCGGGGTGTCTCCCCAGATCAATATTGGGATGGTCCCATCTACGCAGTGCGCTCGATCGCGCCGACGGAAGATCGCCAGTTTCTCGACATTATGGTCGAATCCGGGGTTGCCTCCTGATGGTTCAGGGTATCGCGGCGCTGAACAGGAAGTTGAAGGTCGAAATTCCGAAGGGGGTCGAGGAAGCGCTCAGGCCAGCGATGGAAAAGAGCGCAGAAGAGCTCGTCTCGATGATGAAGCGCCTGGTGCCAGTCGATCGCGGCGATCTGCAGATGTCGATTTCGTGGACGTGGGGCGATGCGCCTGAAGGAGCCATCGTCGTTGCGGAAGGCGTCGAAGACAGTCGCGGTCTCAAGATCACAGTCTATGCCGGCAGCAAGGCTGCCTACTATGCGCGCTGGGTCGAGTTCGGGACGAAGGAGCAGCCCGCGCATCCGTTCTTCTATCCTGCGTATCGTTCGCTGCGAAAGCGAATCAAATCGCGTGTTACCCGCGCCATGAAGAAAGCCGTCCAGGCAGAAAGCGCATCCGAATGATGACCAGCCCTGCCGCCGAGACGTGGAAGCTGATCCAGAATACGCTGGAATCAACGCCCGCCGTCATGACGCTCGTTGATGCCGTCTATGACAAGGTCGGTCCCAATCCGTGGAGAGCAAAGAACGCCTATATCAGCCGCGGCCCGGTGTATGGCGTCGATGACGGCGCCGATTGCGTCGATGGGCAGGAGCTGACGTTTCAGATCGATATCTGGTCTCGCAAGCCGAACCGCTGGAGCTGCGACGATATCGTAGAGGCCGTGCGCAAGGCACTGCATGAACGCGACGATCTGCAGCTGACAGAGAATGCCCTGGCGCAGCTTCGCGTCACGCTGTGGCGCGTCATCGACGATCCGGACCCGAACACGGTTCATGGAATCGTTCAGGTCGTTGCAATGGTCGAAGTTCCGGAGGCTGCATGATGGCATGGATGGTCGTTAGCAGGGGCGCAACCTTCCGTCGCCCCCACTCGAAATATTCCTTCACCTTCGAGGCGAAGCTCGAACCCCAGCAGTGGCCGAGTGATGTTGTCGATTGGGCCGTCTCGAAAGGGCTGGCCGAAAAAGTGCGCCCTCCCCGCAGGAGGGCGACAGAAGCTCGCGAGAGCGAAAACCGGGCGTAAGCCTTCTCATCCAACCGGGCCGCAAGCCCTTGTCGCTCGACTGGTGAAAGCCGGTCTGCTCTTCCAATGGAGAACTGCAATGGCAGACGCTATTACTGCGAAATTCCAGCACTTGGTCGTGGAATTCGAAACCGAAACGCCCGGCACCTGGTCGAAAATCTGCGGCGTGACGCAGCGCGGCGTCAACCGCTCCTCGACGATGCAGACGTCTGAAGTTCCGGATTGCGACGACGAGTCCAAGCCGAACAGCATCGAACGCTCGGTGCAGTCGCAGGAAGTGACAATCTCCGGCACTGGCGTGTGGGCTGCGCAAAGCCACGAGACCATGCTGGACTGGTGGTACACCGGTCAGACCAAGAAGATCCGCGTCGGTCACCTGAAGGCGGCGGTCGGCGACACGGAATACGAGACCGGCAATGCCTATCTCGTAAGCCTGAATAATTCGGCCGAGAAAGGTCCGAGCGTCACGGCTGAGATCGAAATTCAGTTCGACGGCCTGCCTGTCCGCACCGCCAAGGCCGCCTGATGCGTCAGTCGGAAAACATTGTTTGGCCAGGCGGAGAACATGAATTCCGCCTGGGTATCGGCGAGCTTCGCGCAATCGAGCAGCGCTGCGACGCAGGTTGCGCCGTTGTCATGATGCGGTTGCTCGGTCAGCAGTGGAAGATCGACGATGTCGTTCAGCCGCTCCGCCTCGGTCTTGTCGGCGCTGGCATGAACGAGAAAGAGGCACAGAAAGCCCTCGACAGCGCTCTCGATATCGCCAGCCCTTACGCCCTTGCAATACCGGCAGCAGAAGTGCTGCGCCGTTTCATCATGTGGGAAACGGATGATCAGCCGGGGGAGCGCGAAGCGGGGGCGGAGATCCTGAACCAAACCCGCTCCCTAACGGAAGAACTCGCTGGTCAAGCTACTACGGCGCCGGCGCAGTCGTAGGCTACTCGCCGCGCGACGTTGACGACATGACGCTCTGGGAGTTTGCCGCCTGTATGGACGGCTACCGCAAGGCTCACCAGACACAAGACGATGCACCTCCTGCCATGAGCGATGAACTGATGGCTGAACTCGGTATCGAGGGATTCTAGTGGCAGCGAATGCAGAAGATCAGGCTCGGCTTCTCGTCTCGATCGAGGCGACCCAGAAGAAGTTCGAGCGGCAGCTTGCGGCCATTGCAAAGGCGGCCGGGGACAGCGCTACTGGTATCGAAGGGCGGTTCAAGAAGGCCAACGACAACGTCGCCGGCAGCTTTGCGTCATCTGGTAAGAAGGTAGAGGCGTCGATCGGCGCGCAGCGTGCCGCAGTCTCGAACCTTTCGTTCCAGCTGAATGACATCACGACAAGCCTTCTTTCCGGCGCATCGCCCTTCACCGTGATGGTGCAACAGGGCAGTCAGGTTGCGCAGGTATTCCAAGGGACGGGTGGCGGGCTCGTCGGTGCGGCAAAGACGCTCGGTGGCGCAATTGCGGCCATGGTCAATCCGGTGTCGCTGGCGTCCTTTGCCTTCGTTGGCCTGACTGGCGCCGCCGTTCAGTACCTGATGACGCTCAAGTCCGACGTTCCAGATGCTGAAAAACTCCTGAAGGCGCATGCAGAACTGATCCGCTCGTTCGACGAGGTCTGGGGCATCGCGAAGAAAGGTGCTGACGGCTATTCGGAATCCGTCAAGCAGATCGCGCTGCAGAAGCTGCGCGACGAGTTCGGCGACCTCAAGACCGCTGTCGAGGCGGCGAGCAAGGAGCTTTCCTCCGATATTCTCAGCGTTCCTGTCAGCGAGTTCGGCGGCGCAACGCAGTCGGTGCAGGATTTTCAGAAGGCGCTGCGCCTGCTCGATCAGGACGTGCCGGACTTTCGCGAATTTTCGCTTGAAATGGCGAAGATCGAGGGCATGAAGGGCATCCCGGAGAACATCCGGGAGCTTGCCAAGCAGCTGCGCCTTTCTGCCAACGAATCCTTGCCGCTGCAGGAAGCGCTGGAGGGTACGCAAAAACGCCTGAAGGATCTCTACCTCACAGGCGATCAGGCCAAGGCGGCCTTTGCGGCGATAACCGCTTCCGCGCTCGGCCTCGGGACGCAGGGAGGTGACGCGATCACCTCGATTGCCGACAAGATCAAAACCGAGCTTATTCCGGCTATGGGTCAGGCGCTCAGCCAGGTCGGGGAGTATGCGAAGAACCTGAATAATCTGCAGTCGCAGATCAATAAGAACCCTCTCGGACAGCTGTCACCGATTTACTCCGGCGGTGGCCGCTTCATGAACAGCGAGGAGGCTTCGCGCTACGATTTCGAGCAATCCAATCTCGATGCTGTCGGAAAGTCGGCGGCTGCGGAAATGATCCGTGGCTTTGAAAGTTTCATCAGCAATGCGAAGTGGGATGTGAACGCGTTTCGTGTCGGCTTTGGCAGCGATACGACGCAACGTGCAAACGGCGTCATCGAAAAGGTCACGAAGGATACCGTCGTCACCCTCGACGATGCGGAGCGCGATCTGTCGAGGCGCATCGTCGAGTTTCAGGACGGCATTCAGAAGGCGATCGGCATTGAGACCTGGAAGAGCCTGTCGGACGCGCAGCAGGCCGCTTTGACATCGATTGCATATAACTATGGCTCGCTTCCGGATGCTGTCGTTAAAGCGATCAAGGAGGGGAACGGCCCTGCGAAGGTCGCGCAGGCAATTGCCAGCCTGACCGCGAACCCTGATCGCCGAAAGCAGGAGGCGCAGGCCTATCTTTCCGGGACGGGCGTCTCCATGTCGGATGCAGGCCTCGGCAGAAGTTCGCGCCGCTCGCCCGATCAGATTTTCCAAGGCGACGTTGCTGACATTCAAAAGCGGATCGACGTCCTCAACGCCGAGTATGCTGCGCAGGCGCGCCTCAATCCGCTGATCAATGACTATGGGTTTGCCGTCGAAAAGGCGAAGATCCAGCAGCAGCTGCTGTCGGAAGCGCAGAAGGCTGGCGTCACCGTGACGCCGGAGCTTGCCGCAAGCATCGACGCGCTATCGACGAATTACGCCAAGGCGTCATCGGCCAGCGAGAGCCTGAAGGCATCGCAGGAGCGCCTGAAGCAGTCGGCAGTCGAGTTTCGGGATGCGAGCCGCGATATCGTTGGCGGCTTCATAAGCGATCTCAGGAGCGGCAAGTCTGCTGCCGAAGCGCTGGCCGGCGCCCTCGACAAGGTTGTCGACAAGCTGATCGACGTCGGTCTGAACGCGATCTTCGGTACTGGCGGCGGTGGCGGCGGTATCTTCGGATTGCTGGGTGGGCTCTTCGGGTTTGCAGATGGCGGTGTCGCCGCATACGGGCGGCCGCAGCCGTTGAAAACCTTCGCCAGGGGCGGCGTGTCGAAAACGGCAGCAATCTTTGGCGAAGCCGGTCCAGAGGCCGCCGTGCCGTTGCCTGACGGCCGGCACATCCCGGTCAAGCTCATGGAGCCGCGTATTCCGCAGATGCGGGGCGGTGGCGGCAATGAGGTCGTGACGGTCAATCTCCAGGCTGACCCTTCGGTTATCGCCGAAGTGGCCGACCAACGCATCCGGACCGCAAGCGGCACGATCGTGCAGGTCGCGGTAAAGCAATCGAACAAGCAGGTCATGCCGACCGTGGCGCAGTACCAGCGGAACACGGCGGGTGGGGATTATCGTGGCTGATATCATTGTCTGGCCTTTCTGCGTGCTGCACCCGCAGCAGCCATCGGCAAACATCGTTCCCTTTACCCGCAGCGGCGGACGATCTCTCGGCGGCATAGAGCCGGCAGTGCGGACTGATCTCGGCTATTGGGCGATCGAATACGGAAACGTCATCATCCAGAACCGTTTCCGAGATCAGTGGCAGACGTGGCAGGCGATCCGGCAGAAGCTCGGCGGCCGGGTGGGCTTGATTGCCGTGCCAGTGCCTGCGTCATTGTCTGCGCCTTATGCTTCCGGCGCCTTTGAGGCGCAGGGGGAAGTGCCTCACGACGATGACGCACTTTTCAGCGACGACACGCCGTATGTTCAGGGCGCCATCTCGGTCATATCGGAGGGCTTTACTCCGCTGGGAGCGACGGTGATCCGGCTGCGCATCATCAACGCCGCTGCCAATCTCGTAGGTATTCGTTTCTCCTGCGGCCACGCGCTTTATGAGACCGGGCCCGTCATAGACATCGACGGCGATGTCTGGACTGTGCCGATTTCGCCGACCGTGCGCGAGGCTATACCGCATGGGACCGAACTCGAATTTGACCATCCGACCTGCCTTTGCCGTCTTGCCAGCGACAGTGGCATGGATCTGCAACCCGACAATGCTCGGAAGAACACCTTTCCGTCCGTCAGCTTCCAGGAGGCGACGGATTACTGGAACCAGCTGGCGCTCGGGCTCATCTGATGGCGATCAAATCATTGCGTGTCCTGTGCCAGGTGGATCTGCCATCGGGCATCATCAGGCTCTGGGATGGATCGGGCGGGCCGTTTCTCGACGAGGGCGGGAACATTTGGCGGGCGTGCGTGCTGACGGAAGACGCCCTCGATACGATTGAGATGGCGATCAACGCTGAGGCTTTCACGCTGTCCCTCGTGCTCTCGGGCATCGACAAGGCCACCTCTGACGCGGTCTGGAAGGACTATCAGGATGGCACTATCAAGGGCTCGCGGCTGCGCATCTTCATTCAAGACTGCGACGAATACGATCAGCCGGTCGGGACGCCCGATGTGAAATTCACCGGCAAGATCGACAACCTCATTTTCGGCGACCAGGCAAGCGACACCGGCATCAGGTCCACCATCACCGTCGAGGTGACCAACAGATTCACGCTGCGCACGCTGACGAACGGCGCCGTGCTTTCGGATGTGGATCAGAAGGCTCGATCGAAGATCCTGAACCCATCGGCCGTGCTCGATCGCTTCTGCGAGCGCGTCATTCTCATGCTGTCGAAAACGATCCGGTGGCCGAACTGGTGATGCGGGAACTCTCAGAATTCCTTGCGCCGTATTCGGCCAAGCCCTGGGAACCGGGAAAGGTGGATTGCTGCCTTTTCCTGGCGTCCTGGGCGATCTGGCTGGGGCATCGCGATCCTGCCGAGCATCTGCGCGGTACCTATGACAGCGAAGAAGGGTTTCGCAGGCATATCGAAGCCGCTGGCAGCGTCGTCTCTCTCGTTGGCGTGTGCGCTGACCGGATTTGCGGAAAGCCCGTCCAGAAACCGGCCTGCGGCGATATCGGCGTGATCGGCAGCCAGAAAAAGATCCATCGCCAATTCGGGGCGATTTTCGATGGCGAGCGATGGCTTGTCCGCTTCGTAAATTCGGTCGGCCCAGTGGCTGCCCGCCCCCTCGCAATCTGGAGACTGTGAACCGTGCCTGGCTTGATCGAAACAGTCGCGCTTATTGTCTCGTCGGTCGCGACTACCGCGTTCGGGGCCACTGCCCTCTATCTCGGCACCTATGCGCTCGCTCTCGGCGGTCTCGCGTTCGGCGCCTCGGCCCTCCAGAGTCTGTTCGTGCAAAAGCCTTCCGTGCCGAAGCCCGAGGATGGCAGCTATAACCTGAAGCAGAATGTCCCGTCGCTGACATATGTCTTGGGCCGGGTGAAGAAGGGTGGCGATTACGTCTTTCTCGAGCAATCGAACGGGGCAGCTTATCATATCATCGTCATGGCGGCGCACCGCATTCAGGGCTATGTGCAGCACTACCTGCATGACGAGAAAGTCACGCTCGATGGAAACGGCGACGTCATCGCTCCAGCGCATTTCGTGCGCGGATCGAACCGTTATGTCTCCATTTTAAGCCGCCTCGGACTCGACGCTGAAACCGCATATGCTCAGGTGGTAGCGGCATTCCCGACGATCTGGGGCAATGCGCACCGTGGCGACGGCCTTGGCTCGATCCTGATGATCGCGAGGACTGCCTCGCAAAAATACTATCTTGCGGTTTTCCCGAATCAGATGCCGCAACCGTCTTCTGTCATGGATGGAGCGCTGCTCTTCGATCCTCGAAACGGGTCTGCCGCGTTCAGCCGCAATCTTGCGCTCATGCGATACTGGCACCTGACGCACCCTGTCGGCGGAAAGCTTTCGCAGGACGATATGTATGCGCCGGACTGGTCGAATGCCGCCAACGTTTGCGATCAGATCGTGACGACCCGCACCGGCGGGGCGGAGCGGCGGTACTGGGGCGGCCTGTGGTTTCGTGCCGAGAACAATCCGGTCGAGGTCGGGCAGCTGATCGACCAGGCTGCGGAACTTGTCGTCTTCGAGCGGCCGGATGGCCTGATCGGCGTTCATGCCGGCGAATACGAAGAGCCCGACGTCCGCCTCGTCGAGGCCGATATCATCAGCGCCAGCCTCGACGGAAATACCCGCGACAGCTCGACCGTCCTTGCAGTGCGGGGACGCTACGTCGATATGAGCGCCGATTTCAACCAGGCGGACGCGGCGATCTATGGCGATCCCTATGTCGGGGAAGATACCGAGCGCACGAAGACGCTGGATAACGGCGCGATCCAGAGCCACAACCATGTGCAGCGCCTGCAGAAGATCACATTTACCCGGGCGAACGCACCGCGTGTCTCGATCCTGGCGCACTACGAACCGGCCAAGAACGTTCCCTATCGCCGTTTCGTCAAGGTGCATTACCCGCCGAAGATGAGCGAGGTAGTGATCGAGATCACCTCGACACCGAAGCTCTCGCTCCGAAATATGACTATGGAGTTCTCTGGCATAATTGTTCCGCCGACGCTCTACGCATTCAATGCCGCCGTCGAGGAAGGCGCGCCTGGATCAAGTGTGATCCCGCTACCGCCTGACGAGCTGGCAGCGCCATCAGGTTTCAACGTCGTGATCAATCGCGAGGTTGTAGCGGGAGGCCAATCGGCCTGTTTCGGCCTTGCCAGCTGGACATCGGCCGGAGATGCCCTGACCTATGAACTTGAGTGGCAGCCGGTCGACGGCAGCGAGCCAGTGCGCAGCGTGATGTCGAATGCGGGCGATACGTCGCTTCGATCGGCCTATCTGGCGGATGGCAAGCAATACAAGTTCCGGCTCTATGCATGGGGTGGCGGTACGCAATCTCCGCCAACTGCTGATATCACGCGAACCGCGACGTCGGATGCCACGGCGCCGGGTACGCCCGTCAATCCGCAGATCTCGTTTGCAACGCCCAACGTGTCATTCAGCGCCCGATCGGCGAACGACAACACACGCAGGCTCGTCTTCCGGCGAGGAACGACCGCGCAGAGCTTCGCGGCGGCCACGGCGATTGGAACCTTCGAGGTGACTGCCAATCAGGTCATCTCGATAACCGATGCACCAGGCGCCGGCACATGGAAATACTGGTGCGGAGCGGAGAACGGCTCCGGCGTGGCCTCGGCGGCGCAGGCAACCTTGACGCAGGTGGTCACATGAGCCCGACCGAGCAGATCGATTGGCGAGAAGCCGCCCTGCAGGCTGATGCTGCGATGAAGGCGGCAAGTGTCGCATGGATCGTGGATGTCGATATCGTCTACAGCTCTGTGATCGCTCTCAGCCTTGCTCCTCGCATCAAGGAGTTTGCCATATCGGCAGCCAAGCTTGGAGATCGCGTCTATGTGCACCGTCGAGGCCGCCCGACTTTGACCGGCGTGTCGATCCTGTCGGGCGTCATCCTCGAAGGGACTGGCTTGGTCACAGAGGACGGCAAAGTTGAAATCTACCACGTCATTCCCGGCGTCGGGGTAGGGCAGACCCTGACCATTCCTCTGCGGCTGATCGGCAACCGGCCGGGCGCCTGACCTTCATTCTATAGCATCAACTTTGCCTGGCATCACCATGCCGGGTCGATTTCACATGGAGACATCTATGGGCCTCATGCAGACCGCTGCACAGATCTGGCGCGACTTCGTCACGGATGGCGTTCCCTCCTCAGGGCGGCAGAAGCCGAAGAAATCGGACATCCGCGCATGGGGCACCTGGGTTGAAAGCATCATCAATGCCTTCATCTCGACCGGCGGGCTCATCTACACCTCGCGGGCATCGCTCTTTGCTGATCTCGCGCGCGGGGCGAATACAATCGCTTGGGTGATCGGTGATGCCACCGTCGCCTACAACGGCGTTTACATGAAGGTCGGGGCGTCGGGCACTGGTTCCTGGACGCGCGTGGCTGATCTGCCTTACAGCTTCGTGAAGCTCATTGATGCAGGCGCCGGCACAGCGAACGCGATCCAGTTGACCTCGGCCATCCCCGCTTCGGCCTTTGCGCTGCGCGTTGCCAACGTCTTCCGGGCAAACACCGGAAACGTGACGATCTCCGAGAACGGCACGGCTGCAAAGCCTCTGCTGACCAGCTCGGGCAATCAGATCGCGCCCGGCGGCCTGCTGGCGAACATGATGATTTCGTATGTGGATGACGGCGCGAATTTTCGGCTGCTGTCGGATCAGGCATCGGCGGCAATCGTCGCAGCGGCGGAAGAAGCAGCCGACCGCGCGGAAGACGCTCGCGATGCCGCCCTGAGTGCGGTGCCAAACGCGTTTCCAGCGACGCGTGCTGCAATGCAGGCGCTTAACACGGGAACGGTTGCCTCGGCCTACCTGAAGGAGGCTGGACGTCAGGGTCAGTTTAGCTTGCACCTTATTTCAAGCCTTTCGGCTTCGATGCAGGCAATGGTATCTGCCGATGTGCTGCAGGCCGTATCTGTGCCGTCCACCCAGGACTCGAACTATGTTTGGATCAGGAGCGGCATGTGGCCTACCACGGGCATCCTTGGAGCATGGTTCGGATTTGTCTCAGACGCAGCCAATCCGATTAACGCGAGCACCACCGAGGGAACGGGTCCCTTCACGATCAATCCGAATGGGCCGTTCCAAAAGGCTTTCGACTTTTGCGCCGATTTCGGGTTCACGCTCTTGGTCGATCAACGGTACTTCATCAAGGATTACCTGATGATGAAGATCGGTGCGCGCATGAGGTGTCTGGAGTTTGGCGAGTTGGTAGCCGCGAGCTCGTCACCGCAGATTGGTGGCTTTATTACCGGTAGATACAATTTGGACTTGTCTGGAAGTTCGCCGGTCTCCGACGTCGTCATGTGGGATCTCAAGCTCGACTTGAATAGTAAGGCCGCTATGAATGGTCTTGCGATTACGAATTTCACGGCCGGACGCTTCCATGGTGCAACGCGCATCAAGAACTCCCTCTATGACGCTACCTATAAGGGTGGTCGAGCCGTTCAGTTTGAGGGTGGCTCTTGTGAAGACATCCACATAGATGAGCTCTACATCAGCAATTGTTCAATCGGGGTGAATAGCCAGGCACTGCCGGCCAATTCGACGGCCAAGCACATTTCCTACGGCAAGGTGGTCATGAAGAACGTTGGTATGCCGTTCAACATCGACTGCACGGATGCCGGCTCAAGTGCGATGCTCCCAAATCGCATGTCAACGACGATTGGGACCGCCGTTCTCAATAATTGCGGTCGCCCAGCATGGCTGGCATCGGCGGATCGGTTCAAGGCCGGCATCATAACCGGCGACCGCGGCTCTGGCCTATACATCGGCGATCTGCGGGTCGTAAACGATGACAACTACGGCTTGGTCGGCGGCCTTTTTAAGGGCACGATGTACGGTGTGATCATAGCCAAGGCGGCAATCTATGGGCAGTTTAACTGCCTGGCTGACTTTAACTATCTGGATTTCATAAGCGGAGCATCGGCCGCGTCCCAGCCTTCATGGGTCGAGGCGGATGTCTCGTATGCCGGTGGCCTCGCCGCTATGCCGCGTCTCCTCGACACGAAGTCAGGCGGTGGCTCCTTAGGGCCAATCATGCTGAGGTTAAAAGCGGATCCCGCTCTCGTGACGGCGATATGCGGGATCAACGCCAACACTTACAACAGTGGACAGTTGACCCTTGTGGATGCAACCTCGGGCATCGAGTATCCCCAGATGAGTCCGCGACAAGCTTATCTGTGGGGAAACACGTTTCCGCTGCTCAGTCAGCCCAGCAGGTTGACCCGTACCCGACAAGACATGGACAGCGCGACACCAAGAACAATGCTGACAGTCGCGGTGCCAAACAATGGCCGCGCGGCCTTGAAGCTGAAGCTGGTTACGTTCGGTGTGGGAAGCTCCACAACCGCGGCAACCAAGATCGAGGAGTTCGACGTTGCCATCTGCCGAGATGGGGGCGGGGCGCTAACTTCCGCCGTGACAGCGGGTGTTTCCGCTCAAGCGCTGGACGGTTACTCGTCTCTAACCCATAGCGTCGCTGTTGCTGATGGGGGATCGGGGCTAGCGAATATCAATGTAACGGTGACCAATAGCGCCGGCGTAGCCCTAACAACCTCTGCCATTGCTGAAATTCTTGCGGCGACCGCTGGCGCGAGCATCGTGCCAACGGCGCCGACAATCTACTAAGCCGTTTTCTGGCGGGCCATAAACCATCCCGCCAGAAAGCCCTTTGCGACTTGGCTGTACGCAAAGAACATAACGGCGATCATCAGGGAGTGAAGCACTATTCTATAGTTCAGAATGCCACCACGAGCGGCCAGCAAAAACATGGTTCCCCAGAAGAACGCCAGAAAGGAAACAAGCCCGATCCGCCGAGATGCTCCCCAGACAAAAGCCAACTGACACAAAGCGGCAACGATCGGCCCCAGGATGAACGCCCACGCTCCGAGGTGCATTGCGACGTTGGCGTCAAGGGGAAAGCTCATCGTCGTTCCGCGTGCTGCGACTGCAGGGTAAACAGCTCGGGTATCCGAAGTCGAGAGCGGCTTGTTGGGGACGATAGAGCGCGGCATAAGATTCATGGTGTCCACAATAAAATGTGGGTATGCAGTCAGGCGTCCTTCATTCAAGCCGTCAAGAACGTCGTTCATGACAAAGGCCGAGTTATAGTTCATCTCGTAGTGGGCTTCGGCCGTCTGTTCGGCAATCTCTTCATCAATATCCCGAGGTGTTCCTTGGGTGCCCGCTTGGTCCTGAACTGGTGGCAACTGATCTTCGTCCGGAAGCCTTAACTCCGTAACAGACACGAAACTTAGTAGCGCAACGATTGCCGCGGCTGCGATACCAATAAAGAGGTCACGATAAGCAGGACGCTGGCGATACAGCAAAAACATGTAGGCCAGCAAAACGCACATCAAGAGCGAGCGTCCGCCAGTGACGAAGTTGAGGACGACACTCGCCAGGAGCGCCGCAGAATTCCAGCGGTTCACGCCGCCGAAATACATGTCCAGCAAAAATGCATAAAGAATGGCGTACGCTGCAAGGATCATCCATGCGCCGCCCCGCCTACTCACGGCGTAGTAGCGGCTAAAGTCGTCGGCTAGAGAGCTAGGCAGAAGTGTTCCGAACACTCGGTAGATCGTCAGCGCCATCAATGCCGCTGTAACGGCCAGCATCAGCGCGAGGGATGCGCGGCTTAGGCTCGAATATGTTGTCTTGGAAGGAGAGGCCGGAATGTATCGATAAGTTGCCCAGACGCTTATTGCGAAAGCTGCTGTGTAAACCGCCAGTGTGAGGAACAGGCCGGGCCATTCATAGTACTGAGCCAAAGCCGCGTATTTGTCAGGGTCGTACTGTCGCCAAATGAAAGCGGCGTTGTAAACGACATAGCAACCGAAAGGTCCGCCTACCAAAAAGGCAGCGCGTTGAAGCGACGAAGAATAAAGCATTGAAGATCCCCAAAGGCGGGGAGGCCGATAGTTCAGTACCGCGACGCGGCTTCCCCGAGCGTTGCCCCAAGTACAGGGTGAAACCAATTCACGTCAATGGCGTCAATAAAGGCAAGCACCAAAATTATTCGGGATCGGCACCACCAAACCGGGCGAACTTTCAACCCGCGTCGTAGATCAGTCCAGCGACCACCAAAGCGACGGAAAGAACTATAAAAGCGAGCGTTCCGAAAGAGATATCGAATACATAGTGCGTAATTATAGCACTTGCGATGACGAGCACTGTCCCGAGTGTGGCCGGATGATCAAGGATAAAATCGCGCAGCTTTTTCATTTTCCACAACCCCGCTGAGAAAATCAAATTTCTAGTTGTCCCGGACATATTGCGTGAAGCGCGGCGAGTCTAGGCCCGTTGGGTATCAGATTGGCTAATTAAGAGATCGAAAGTGCCCAACGCCATGCGTGGGGCTTTGCAGTGAACGCGAGCCTCGTCGCTCGCTCTAACAACATCGGAGATATTCCCAATGAACCGAGCGAAGTTCTTCGCTGCGGTGCGCACCTCGTTGTTCAGCGGGTCGCTATCGCAGAGCCAGGTTGAAGGCATGGAAGCCATCCTCGACGAGGCAGGAAAGGCGGTCATCGATCCGCGGTGGCTGGCCTACATGCTGGCAACGGCTTTCCACGAGACTGCCTTCACCATGCAGCCGATCCGCGAGACAAAAGCCTCGACGGACGATTCTGCGATAGCAATCCTCGACCGAGCGTTCGCCGCTGGCAAACTCAAATGGGTGAAGACGCCATATTGGCGGAAGGACGCTCAGGGCAAGTCGTGGCTTGGTCGCGGGCTCGTTCAGCTCACCCACAAGGTCAACTATGAGACCATGGGGCCGATCGTCGGTGCTGATCTCGTTGGCAACCCGTCTCTCGCGATGCGTGATGACGTCGCGGTGAGGATCATGTTCGAGGGTATGGCTCGCGGGCTGTTCACCGGCAAGAAGCTCGCCGACTACTTCACCTCAAAGAGCTCCGATTGGGTGAACGCTCGCCGCATCATCAACGGTACCGATCGCGCCAATGATGTCGCTGGCTATGCCAAGCGCTTCTATGACGGCCTGCAGGATGCCGCCTGATGAAGCTATTCATGGACCACGTAGCGTCGCCAGACTGGGCGGTTCGTCGGCGTATCATCATCCTGGTGCTGATTTGGTCTGCCGGCATCATCACCTACCTCTCGATATGGGGCCGACCGATCGCTCTCAGCGACACGATTGCGATGAACCTTATCCTGCTGATGGGCGGCATCATCGGGTCCTATGTCTTCGGTGCTGTCTGGGAACGGAATGCCGAGCGCAAAACTGATCTTGCTCAGCAAGCCGTTGATCAAGGCGCCGTTGATACGAGCGTGAAGGTGGAACCATGACGATCCTCTACGCCATCGCTCGATATCTCGGCTTCGGCGGGTGTGTCGCCCTCGGCCTGCTCGGGTACTACGAGGGCATTCCCGGCGCATGGCGCATTCCGTACCTGTCGGCGGTGCCTGTGCTTGGCGACCTCTCCACCGGCAAGGTTCACTCCTACGCGGCCGAACAAGTACGGATCGCGACTGCGGCGCAAAAGCAGACCTGCGATGCCCGCCTCGAAAAGACGGTCTCGACATTCCAGTATGAAGCTCTGGCCGCACAGGTGGCTCAGGAAAAGCGCGACAGGATCGCCGCTGAGGTTGCCGCGGCCAACGCCGCTATCCGCGCTGCTGACGCACTGAGAGGCAAGCAGGCCGCCGAAGATCGGATCGAGGCACTGCTGAAGGACGCCGAAGCAGACCCTGAGCTTAGCCGGCCCAATGCAAAGGATTTCCAATGGACACCAAAGCGCTGATCCTCCTCGCGGCGCTCCTCGCCGGGTGCACGACCACCGATGACACCGGCAAGCGGGTCTCTGAGGCCGCGGTGACGCAAGGGCAGGCAAAGGCGGAGCGGCGCAGGCTGGTACTCCCTCCCGCCTGCACGGCGCTCGTCGAGCGCGTAAAACTCCGCGATGAACCGTGGGTCGTCTTCCGCTTCCGCTGGGAGGTGACCGCCGATAACCGCGATCAACTGGCAAGGGACTGCCAGGCGTGGGCAGACGACTACAACAAGCAGAACGCGGCAACCGCTGAGGCTTTCTAAGGGCAGGGATGGAATGCAGCCAGATATCGTAAGCGGCATAGCGTCGCCGTTTTTTGCCAACGGGATCATAGGATCGATCTGCGTAGCGTTGGCGTTGTATATTCTGAAGCTTCAGGCGGAGATGAAAAGCGAGCGTGCCGCCCACAAGGTCGAGCTCGCGGCCAAGGACGCTTTGGTCGAGAAGCTCTATGACGCTCGCATCAACGAAGCGCGGGTCGGTTTCGAGATCATCAAGGCGAATGAACGCTCTCTCGACGCCTTTGTCGCCGCGGTCAACGCAAGGAAGGCACTCTGATGGCATTCCTGAGAAGCATGAAGCGGCTCTTCGATACAAAAATCGAACCCGTGACTTCAGACAGTGTCGAGCCTGCGGTCGGCAATCATGTGAAAGAACGCCAAATCCGCGCGGCAGTGACGGATCTTGTTCAAGCGAAATTCGGGGTCGAGCGTCGATCCTGGGAAATCCGCCAGGAGTTGGCGGGGAATGTCCTCAGCATAGTGTCGGGAGAACGATAAATGATACGAAGCCTCACCCCGAACCGCGCTGTCGTGTTCGCCGTTGGCGCTTTCCTCGCATACTGGATTGCATCGATGATCGTTCCGCCGCTGCTTCTGCGGGACGTGTTTAACTCGCTGGCCTTTGGTACGGCAATAATCATCACTATTACCTGGGGCCCTTCGGCCTATCGGGCCGTCAAGGAAAATGCCGACACAGGCGAATGGCAGTTAATCCTTGCCATCTTCATCGTCTGGTTCGTCGTTCTCTGCCAGCGGATCTATGTCATTAGCTTCAATTGGGCTGGTCGGCCCGACAGTTGGGCAGTGAGCCCGGCCGCCGGGTTCTGGCCTTACAGCTACATGATTGCCGGGATGCTCTTCTTGAGCGCGCCGGGCGTCAAAGGAGATACGATACAGAACCGCGCCATATGGGCGATCGTCGCAGCCGTCGGCATCGGATGCATGGTCGCCGGCATCCTGATCGGATTGTCGATCTCGACTGGCTGAGATCAAAAAAGGGCTCACCACTCAATGAACGGGCGGGCCCTCACGCATACAAAAACCGGCCGTTATCCAAACACTATTCCATCACTCGAATAGCCTGGCGCTCGAATCGTGAGTAGGTCATTGAGCGCGCCTGCGATTTCCTTGTCTCCAGATGTGGCCGCAAGCCAATCTTCAGCAGCAAGCCATATTTCGGCGCAAAAATCGCTAGTCCTAACTTGCAAAAGAGACCGGCCGTTGATCCTGTATCTGTTCAAGTGGCTATCTATGCTGTCATCGAAGAAAAAGATGTTCTTAAGCTGTGTTGCACCGCTCCTCATTTCAGATTTTCCGCTGTGAATTATGCTGTTCCTTGCATTCCACAACTCATCGGCGGTAATGAAGCGCGTGGCGGCAGGTGGAGATCCGTAATTGACTATGAACCTTGGCTCAACCCATTTGGTCACCCACCTCCGGTAACGTTCGCCATTCCCGGCATTAGGGGTCTCTAAAGACCCGCAGATGTCAGGCATCGTCAAGGCAATGAAAAGCGCGGCGTGTAAGTTACCCTGTTCTATTGCTTGGCGTCCCGCCTCAATGAACTGTCTCAATGTTTCCCCTCTCGAACAAGCATCGGTCAGGCCCTGGCTTCGCCCGCCCGGTAGGTCAGACTTTAATGGGATTATAAAGGCCCATTCGCGAAAGAAGAAAACCACATTGAATGATGCTTGTCACGTGACACTAGCGTGACGACCTAGTCACAGACAAATAAAAGCCCCGGTGTTGCGACCGGGGCGAGATTAGGAAGAGAGTGCGGGACCGCAGCCGATATTCCGCAAATCTGCTAGAAGGGCTCTTCCTCATCCTGAATGGGATCGCATTCCCCCTCATAATCGTTGCTGCCATTGCTGATCAGAGGAGCAACATGAGCTTTGCCCTCGATATCGACCATCACTAACTTGCTGCCATCAACATGCATGTCTCGCTTCCGGACAATGAAAGTCTCACCTGTGGCGAACGTGGTGCATTTCGCTAGTTCCGGAGCGCTGATCTCTTGCTCGCAGCCAGTTAATATCGCGCAAAAAAAGAGTAAAGCTCTACGCATCATCATGACATCCCTCAAAAAGCATCTCTTGACCGAATCTGTTGGGGCTCTTCATTTTTCGTCATTCAAGCATTTCTTCTGGGCTGTCACCTGCTTTTGCGAAAACGGATAGGACTAAGGCTGCTTCGAGCCCTTAAGCCCATTCAACCTCATCAGGCCGTGGTAGTATTCCTCTACCGCCCGCATGGCCTCCCGACCCTCGGCAAGATAGCCGGTGTGAGGCAGTAGGCGCTTTCGGGTTCGCGGTCCCCCACCTGCCCAATGCCACTTCCCCTTCATCGGCCCATGGGCCTGCTTCTGTATCCGACCGATACAGACCTCTTCATCATACCCAGACCAATCGTCATCGCTCGGCGGGTCGTTCTCGTCGATCTGTGTTCGGCGCCATCGGTAAAGCGGCTGATAGGCATCAGGCATGGGTGCACGGCATCTTAAGCATTTGCTGATGCACTGCATGGCATGACCAAGCCGCCCAAGTCAAAACCTCTCCTGCAGACAGACAAGCCGGTTCGATCCCGGCCGCGCAAACCGCGCGATCCAACGCAGCCAAATCTCCCCCTTGATCCAATGCCATATCGCGTCGAGCCCTGCCTCGCGCTTCTCAAGGCCAGAGTGCCGAAAGGCGATCAATGGGCCTACGAGATCAAATGGGACGGATACCGACTAGCCGTCCATATTGAGCCGACCGGCGTCAGGATCATCACCAGGGGCGGCCACGACTGGACGCACCGCTTTCCCGCGATCGAAGCCGCAGCAAAGTCCCTTGGCGTCTCCACGGCCATCCTGGACGGCGAGGCGGTCGTTCTGGATGAACAGGGCCGCTCGGACTTCAGCGCGCTGCAGCAGTCGCTCGGCGGACGGCATGGGAAGGCGACGTCGGGCGACGCTATCTTCATGGCCTTCGATCTCCTCTATTTCGACGGTCACTCGTTCATCGAGACCGAACTCTCAACCCGCCGGCACCTCCTCGAAAGCCTGATCACTGGCGAGGGCGCCATCCGGCTATCCGAAGAGGTGGACGCCGACGGCGAGGCGCTTCTCCGGATAGCCTGCGAGCATGACCTCGAAGGGATCATCGCAAAGGATCGGGAAGCGCCCTATCGATCGGGCCGTGGCGGCGAGTGGGTGAAGGTCAAATGCATTCAGTCCGACAGCTTCGCGATCGTCGGCTATGAGCACTCGATGTCGGCTCGCGCCGGGATAGGCTCGCTTCTCCTGGCGGCTCGACGCGGCGGCAAGCTGGTCTACGTTGGCTCGGTCGGAACGGGCTTCAAGGAAGCGCCAACGTGGAAACTGCGAGAGGAGCTCGACAAGCTGGTGACGAAAAAGCCAGCGGTCGAATATGCCGGCCGGCGGAAGGATATCGTCTGGACGCGGCCAAGGCTGATCGCTGAGATCGAATATCGAGCCTGGACGGCTGACGGGAAGCTGCGACACGCGAGCTACAAGGGGCTGCGGGACAGTGCCGATAAGGCGGAAATATACGAGATCGCGTGAGGCAGCTGCCGCGAAAAGCATAGCGATATTGCGCTTTTGGTTTCTGCCTCACAATTCGGCAAGCTCTTGATCCGTCCGGCTTCTGGCACTCCGGCATGGGGCGCCATCTTTAACCTTCGTCCGCTATCGCCGCGTTGATCATGCGCGTCCAAACTTCAGCAGGGCTATCATCAATCCACTCATATGTAGGCGCAATCCCTGCGTCGGTCATGTAATCGGTGGGCTCGCGCATTGCTCCTAGTACGCATTTGGCGATCAGTGTCAGGTCTATCTTGCCATCAACTGGCAGCATCGATCCTTCTCGATCGCCCACCCATCCGATGTCCTTCATGCCCTCCGACGTGATTGCGTCCTCGATCGCTGCGGTGATGCGTTCAATCATGTTTGTCATGTGCGCGTTCCTTATCCCTCTGTGCGACCTCGATCTATTCCAGCGATTCGCCGAAGCTCTGCGATTTCCCTGCGCATCCGTTTGGCTTCTTCCTGCATCTGCTCGCTAGCGTAATCATCACCGAACGTTTCGAGCTCGAACTGGTCCAGTACGCGCTGAAGCAGATCAAGCGGAACCCGAACAAACTTTTGCGTGCCGCCGAGCTTTTGGTCACCGGTGCGCTGCCTTGCCATAGCTTCACATTCCTAGATCGCATCTTGAAATTGCATACCGTTGAAGCGATCTGCAACCATTCGGCCTGCATTCTGCCTTGGGTGAACATATGTGCCAAGGAAAACCTCAGGGCTCTTCCAGTCACCTGCATCCATAGCCGTTTTGATGTCCATGCCCATATCGATCGCGTTGGTCGCGAAGGTATGCCTGCCGCAGAGATGGCTGGACTTATAGCTGATCTCCGCCCGGCGGCAGACAGCATGTATTCGCTCGTTGACCGAATGGCGGTTCGTATAACGGAAGACTCTATCCTCCGCAGCTGCATCTCCTCGCAGTTCGTGCAGCCGCCGCACCACCTCGTCCGTCAGGTGGCGGAGCGAATTCGCGCCGGTCTTTGTCTTGACCAGGAGCGCCCGACGCCCGGCAAGATCGACATCCTTCCAGCGGACGTTGATTGCCTCGCTGATTCTGGCCGCCGTCTGCGACATGAAGAGCACGATCGCTGCAACGTGCGGCAGATCGTCCTTCGCGCACTGCCGGATGAATGCATGCATCCAGACCGGTGAAGCGGGTGTCTTTCGCCGTGGCGGCTCCTCCTTGAGTTTCCTGATGCGGATAAGGCTGCACCAGCCTCGCTCGTAGCCGTGGTTTATGACCGCCCGCGCCGGGGTCAACGCCTGGCGGTTCCGCGTAGCATTGCTCTGCGTCGGGTAGAGCGCCGCCGCCATCTCTTTCACATCGAAAGGGAAGATCGAGGCGAGCGGTCGATTTCCGAAATGGTCGATAATCGGTTGGATGTGCTTCCCATCGCCGCCATGCTTGAGGTAGCTGGCGGCGGCCTCGGCGAACGTTTTCTCGCTGGCAAGTGGCACGGCTGATGAAATAAAAACCTGATGCGTCATGCATCCTCCAAGCGTTTCAAGCCCTCGCCAGACATGTCGGGCGAGGGCCGGTATTAGTGAAACGCCGCTTTGATTTCGCTTAAGGTTCTCGAAGCTTCCCAAGCTGAATACGAGGGTTCGATTCCCTTCACCCGCTCCAGCAACTTCAATAACTTAAGTATATCGGCGTTTCACTCGTTTCACTGCCGTTTCACTTACGTGAGTCGGCTCTTGCCTTGGCAATCGCGCGGCTGGTTTCAAGTCCGTCGCCGCGGCTGTACTTTTTCGTCATTTTTTCGGTCGAATGGGTGGCAAGATCGCTTGCCAATTTCAGCGACCCGGTAGCTTCGACTGTTTCAGAGACAGCTCCCGCTCGCGTATCCATGGACCATACGTTGCTGGGAACGCCGGCCGCGTCGCGAACCTTCCGAAACTTCTCAGCGTAGCGGTTTTCCCAATATGGCTTGCCGTGATCTTCGTCGATCACGATCGGGCCGATGTCTGGTATCTTGTAAGCCTTGAGGGCTTCCACCACGAGAGGCATGGCTTTGAGGTCGCGAGCGACTTCAGCACCAGTCTTACTGGTCTTAAGCTTCAATATGAGATCCCGCGAGAGGTTCTGCCGGGTCGGGCCTTTCCATTGGAAGGGGCCTCCTTCGCCGGCTGGTGCCCATTCGCCGATCACGTCAATCCGACGCAGTGCCGATTCGAACTTCAGCGCTTCGACGAAGCCTATAGACGGGCACTCCTCCGTAGCACTTTGCTTTACGATCGCGAGGCATTGTTCGTAAGTCATGGCGATCACGCGCGAGGCCGGCAGCTCGAACCGCATATCCGAGAGGATATCTCGTGCTTGTTTGCATCCGCGCAAGCGTTCGCCAGCGCCGTAGGACAGGATCAGGCGGAGAAGCTTGACCGCGCCTGAAGCTCGTCGGTGGCCTTTCTTTTTCCAGCCGGTGAACCAGCGGGAAAAATCAGACGCCTTGAGAGCGTTGATGTCCCTGTCGCCAACGTTCTTCTGAAGCACCCGCAAGCTTGGCTCGTAGTCACGAATGCGGGTAGAATGCTTTACGCCGTGCAGGGTGCTGGTCTTGTCGTGGCGATAGCAATCGATCAAAGACGAGATTGTGCCGGTGAATGTTGGAGCGTTCCCGGCATTTCTCACCTCGGGTCTCAGCTGGTTGGTCAGTCGCTTGCACTCTGCGCTGATCTCCTCGTCGGTGAGGCCGTCAGGCAGCCTTATGATCGAAAGAGCGCTCGATGCACCTTTCACCGCTCGCCGTGGGTTCCAGTAGTGGACGCGCGTGCCGTCCTTATTAGCCCGGTACTGGTAACCGGGCCTATCATTCCTCATCCCAATTTTCCTTTCCATCGGGGGCGAAATTGCCCGATGGGAGAATGCCCAGCTGATTGCCTTCGTCGTCAACCAAATTTTTTACAGCAGGTCCTGGGATGATCGTGGCTATTAAGGTCTTGAGATCGAGCTGGACGACTGCTCCGACCCGGCCGGCAGCCCTCATTACGCGCTCGATATCTGCTTGGCGAAACGCGGCGTGGCTCATCGCGCCTCCATTTCCTTGGCGCGCTGCGCGGCCATAGCCGTCCAGACCTCTCGGGCCATATCGACGAGGTGCTGGTCCGTAGTGGTGCCGAGCGCGATTGCGATCACTGCGGCTCCGTGGCGCTCCATTTCAGGTGAGGGCGTCCCGGCAACAAGCCGGACAATCGCAGACCGCCGGCGACCAGATCGGGTGTGATCGCTCATTTTGCGCTCTTCCCATCGGTGGACGATCTGTCGCCAGAGGCATATGTTGCTGCGCGGAAAAGTGCAGCTCGGCTTTCATCGGCAGATGCTCGGCTCCAAGCTGCGAACTGGATGCCGTGCAGGGTTCTGCGGGTATGGAAATATCGAGTTCCATTTCGCAACGTTTCGAACTGCTCAAGCATCCGCGTTTTTCCTCTCTGCGGGCGCGGGGGTACTGTCGGTGCTCATTCGCCACCTCCAAAAATGTCTTGCTGTTCGTGGAGCAAAGCGGCGGAGACGCCGGAAGAGGAAAACATATCCGGCTGTCGATACGCATTTCTGATACGCTCACAGGCGATATCGAAATAGTCTTCATTGGCTTCTATGCCGATGAACGGTCTGCCGCGCTTCGCACAGGCAACACCTGTCGTGCCGCTTCCCATATATGGGTCCAGCACTGGACCTCTATCAGGGAGATAGCCCAGGCACCAAAGCATGAGAGCGACCGGCTTTTGCGTGGGGTGGACCCTTCCGTCATGCTGGACCATCGCGATAGCGCAGTTCAAACGCTTCACAGGAATGTCGATATTCGACCAGGCCAGTTCGCAAACGCTGGTTGAGAAGTCCGCCATCATCTTATCCCAGACGAACCAACCGCGCTGACGAGGAAGGTCAAAGAACTGGCCTCCCCAGATGATGGAAGGCTTTCTCATATCCAGAAGAAATGCGACATCGGCAGGCTCACGATCCCAATCGGTTCCCTTGGTGTAACCTACCGTCCACTCGCTTTTCCTGCCCGCTTTCAACAGCTTACCCATGCCGTAAGGTGGATCGGTAAGGATCGATGACACATCACCGATATCGGTGACGACGTTTCGGCAATCTCCAAGATACAGATGGCAGTCGCCTATCGTCTCTTTTCGCGCGAAACTCATTCTTCCGCCCCGCCGATAGCTTGATTAGTGGCATGCTCTGCCAATTTCGAAAGCGGGTAATCGTTCGGAAGACTACCAATGCCGGTACCTGCGAGAATGGCGATTGTCTTCTCGACATCATCCCGAAGGCGGTTGGCTGCAACCTCGACGGCCGACCAGTCGCGGCGGCTGATGCCTGCATGCAGGTCTTGGATTAGGCGCTTGCTCATCCCTCTGCCTCCGGTGCGGAGAGAGCGGCGCGGGACGCCCAGCGAGCGCCGGCCTCGAAAGCTGCCTCGATGATGCCACCGCTGTTTTCGAAACTGCCCTCAGTGACATACCTTTCGGCGGCTTGGGACAGAAGGATTTCACGCTTGCGCTTCTCGTCTGCCTCAGCGATAGCCATCTGACGGATCGCGTCCTCTCCGGTCCCGTTGAAGTGGATCGTAGGGCCGAATGGAGAATGATTGTCGCCCATAATTCTGGGCGGCTCACCCCCCATCACATTCTTCATGGGCGGTGGGGTCTGGCAGTTGGCGCAGATCGCCGATATCCCGCCAGGGAAGTAAGGGCCAATGCGGCCATCGCCGCCGCAAGCGGGGCAACCTTGTTCCTCAGATTTGCGTATAACCGC